AGAGGAGTTTGCTGTTGAGAAGGTTCATTTCAGAAATAGTAGACTTAAGAGAATCAACAGTTTCAAGAGCCTCATTGAGGTCTTCTTTCATCTTTTTCTTCTCATCGTCTTCTTTTTCAGCTTTTTTCTTACCTTCTTCTAGTTCAGATTCGATTTCAGAAACCAAAGAATCAATGTCGAAATCAATAGACTCTCTCTTAGTAGTAGTGATACCAGAATCAATGAATTTTTTACCTAATAGGTAATCAGTAACAGTTTTGCCTGCTTCTTTGGCTGCTTTTTTAATGGCATCCAGAGCATCCTTTACATTTTCATCGACCGGCTCTGCTTCTTCTTCAAGTTGATCTTCACCTTCTTCTAACTCAGCTTCTTCTTTTTTCATGTCTTCATCAGCATCTTCATCGTAAGACATTTCTTCAAGCTCAGCCATGAGTTCATCAAGGTTGATTTCTTCATCGATATCTTCTTCAATAGAATCATCGACCTCATCTACTTTGTCGTCCTCGTCTTCATGATACGCTTCATCAGTAGTTTCTACTTCTTCATCAACGTACTCTTCTTCGAGTTCGACATCCTCTTCAAGCTCCTCTGCTAATTTAGCAGAAAGCATGTTTTTGATTTTAGAGTCGAATGCTTCTTCTAATGCCATTTTAGCATTTTCTAAAGCAACTTCTCTAACGGCTTTTGCGTCGGCAATAGCCTCTTTTAAAATTTCTTTAGCCATTTTGATTTAATTGTTTTTTGGCCTCCAGTAAATAAAATACGGGAAATAGAGATTTTAGTATCTCTAATAGGGATTTGTTTGTAAAATCCAGGGACGTTATTTTAATATAACGTATGCTTCTAGAAATAAATATATAATAAGTTTGGAAGCACAAACTTTTTATCGTATCTTTGGAAAAAACAACTATATTATGTTAGTATTATCAGCAAAATTCTTATTAATCGGGTTGATCGTGTCATTTGGGTTAGAACACGCAATTCGCTGGACTGGACAAAGTGTTTCTTTCAGTGAAAGATTATCAATGATTGTATTTTGGCCAATAATGGCAATTGTATTCGTTTTTAACTTTGTTAAAAGTTTTCTAAACGATTAACACTGACACATACCTGTGTTATCGCAGATAATATCGCGAATAACGTTATGTACTTTAGTATAGTTTTTGACAGGGGTGTTTACTCCTTCATTCATAGGAGACATGTAAGCACCTGGGGTTGATGGGGTTGATACAAAATCAAAACATAAAAGATCAAAATCTTCTTGAACCATCAATACCCCATCTGAATTTTCTTCTACTGAACCCATACCTCTAGAAGATATTCCTACTGTAACACCACAACGGAATAACTCTTTCAAAATATTTCCAGCGGGTGTTGTTAGTATTTCTACGACACCATGTACATCATTCCCTTTCATAGTAACTTCTACTATATTATGGGATACGTTATTTAAATTAATGACAGAAGAATCAGGATGATCTAACTCACCTAAAGCTCTTTTTTCTTTAACAGGGCCACTAATGTATTTTTTAATTTCTCTTTCAAGGATTTCTTGCTCATAGATTCTACCATTATGGTTTTTAACACCAGCTCTTTGGATGATACCACCTACTCTAAGTGGTTTATTTTCTTTAATAGATTGCTCAACTAAAAGCTTATCTACTTTAAATGGCATGTGTTCTATAAGTAATTGTTTCATCGTCCTTGTCCTCTATAGGTTTTTTTATAATTTTTTGAATTTTTGTGATTGCTATACTTAGTTTTAGCATGTACACCTGGGCGGGACACTTTATGTCCATCATTAATAAATTCAAATGCGTTAATTTTTTTTGGCATAACTTTTATTTTTTTACGGGTATATATCCGAGGCGTTTAGCTTGTTCAAGGCCTCTATTTTTTGCTTTTTTTCCTTTTTTTCTAAAAGCCATAGGAGTAGCATAAGCTTCACTGGAGCCAACTGTAATAGAAGTACCAGTACCAACTACATTGGCTTCTTCTAACTCTGTTTTAATCAATTCGCGGATTAAAGATCTGAGTTGGTCTGCATTCATAATTAGATAGATTTTAATTCATTAACCAATTCGTAATAATTCATAAGATTAATAACATTATCATCATGAACAGAAGATTTTTTACATAATGGTTTAATTAAATTCTTAACTTCGTTTAATTTAATTTGAGTAACTTGGTCAACATTTTTAGTTAATGTTTCAAGTTCAGCTTTTACAGCTACGATTTCTTCGTTAATAAAAGCTTTTAATTTAGGGCTATTTGAAATGTTGTAAACGTATGCCTCTAGGAGTCTTTTTTGGTTACTAGCTAGCCCAGAATATTTTTCATTAAACTTTTCCATTAACATTTTATATGTTAGTGCTCTAGTTTCTTTATCAAACTTTTCATATTCTTCCATAACCATATCTTTTTTAGGTTTATTAGGAAGATTTTGTTGAGTAATATGTTCTAAAATAATAACTTTAGAATTTACTATAGACATAGGATTAGCGCTTTTATTTTCTAATAAATTAAATACACTAGCGTATATTTTATAGTTAGGGATTTTAGCTTTAAAAAAATCTTCTATGTTGTAAGTATCTTTTATTTCTTTAACAAGATTATATCTTTCTCTCCTTAATACAGACTTATTTAATTTAGAATGTGCACCAGTTAAGGTTTCAATAAGAACATTAGCACTAGCTTCTTTATTAAATTTTTTATTAAGCAAAGCATGGTATATCTGATACTCTTTTAAAAGAGCAGTATTTTTACCAAAAAATTTTCTTAAAATACCTACAGCCTTTGGTGGAGTATTTGAAATAGTCTCAGACGTAATTTGTCTAGTCAACAATTCAAAAAGAATTCCAGTATTTTTGTACTTGGAGTGCTTAGGTTTCATGCATGAATGGATTTATTCCTATATAAATATGTAGGAGTTCTTAAGGCTTACTCTTTTATTATGTTTTCTTCGTCCAGCAAAGATGCTTTATTATCTTCTGCTAAAACTTGTTTACCACTTAATCTACTTAAAGATAGTTTTTTAAGTATTCTATTATTTTCTTCTAGAGCAAATGTGGAAACATCATTAGTTCTATTTGGGGTATCATCAGCTGTTAATCCTGCTTTTCCTAGAGGATCTCTACCCATATTAGCCTGATCAGTATCATAACGGCTAATTTTTTGTTTAGGTCTACCTGGTTCTTTTTCATTATACCCATCAGGTACATCTCTAACAGATTTATCTCTTTTAGTAGAATAAAGGTTAGCTAAATCATGAGGTGTGCCATATGATTCACCAGATTCAATAGGATCATTACCTTCATTTTCTATTTGATTTAATCTAAAAATATGAGCAGCATCATCGAGAGATCTATTTCTTTCATAATCTATTTCTTCTTGAGAAAGATTAAATATGTTTTTATGAACAAAATCACTAGATAATATTTTTTTATCTGAAATTGAATTAGCTAATTCTACTTTAGATTTATACAATTCAGTTTTTTCTTGTTCAAATACAATTGAGGGACCTGTTAGTTCTAATTCAAAATCTACTAAATCTGATTCAGTGAATCCTTGAGTATATAGATGTACAAGTGCAATTTTATGGAGTTCAGATACAATAGTTCTTTGCAAGCGCTCAATTGTACGCGCAAAACGAATATCCATAGCAGCTAATGTTGATTTACCTTCTAAATTTTCATCATACCCTAGGAATGCTTTAGGAATTTTAAGAGCAGCTAACATCCGGTTTTTTAGGTATTCAATATCAGTTGTACCATCATAATCAAGACCTTTTGTTGTTTCAATTTTAGTTGATGAATCATTGCCCCTAACTGGGATATAAAAATCTTCAGTCATGTTTTGGACATTAAATTTTAAGTTATAATCACCAGTTTCTTGATCCACATATGGGGTCTTTTTCATACTGCGGACAGTTTTTTCCATAAAACTATCTATTTCATTAGGTGGTATACCTCCTACGTTCATATAAAAAATTCTCTTTTCAGGTGCGCGCATAATTCTATGAATAAGCATTGCATCTTCCATTAGAATAAGCTGTTTAAATACTTTACGGGCGGGTTCTAAATAAGAACGACCATATGGGAGGTAGGCAGCATCCGAAAGTAATCTAAAGTGAGCAACCTCATAATTTTCAAGTTTCATTTGGTCACTTCTCCTAGCACTGTAAGTGTTAGATTGTGATAAACCATTAGGGTCTAGTATAAATTGGACATAATTTGGGTTTTCGGGATCCATGCCCTCTTCTCTTACTACTTGATATACAGAAAGAGGTAATACATTATAGATTCCAAATTTTTCAGATATTTGTAAGTGAAGATAAAAATCACCATACTTACACATTTGACGAACCCACGAGGGTAAATTAAATTCTACATTAAGTACATCATAAAATAAATTATGAAGTACGCGTTTAACATTTTCGTTTGATGATTTAATAGTTAATACATCACCATACTCATTTTTAAGAGTTGATTCCTCTGAGATAATATCTA